GACGCGTTTTTTGAAAAAACAAGACCTATCCAAAACGCTCGCCGTCTGGCTGCTTCATCTTTCCTCTCAAAACAGTCGCGCGGACGCTTGGAAAACACGAATACGACGGACGTTTCCTCACGTAAAAGTATATATTTGCGAACAATAGAATATATCACCCCAAGTGGTAGAACATAAAGACGGAAAAAATAATCTCCGAATTAAAAGATAACTCTCCGCTAAAAAAATAAAGAAAAATCCCGCTGGTCGACAATCCGGCGGGTATCTATTTTATGGAAGAAAAAAGTATATTTAATAATTATGAAAGCGCAGTTTCTTTGTTGACTATAAATAAACGCAGGTATATTATTATAATAGTATTATGTATGTAGTTTACAAATATCCTTATTAGTCGCACACAATGATGGACTGATTATAATATCATTGTTCTTTAACATGATTTGATTTGTTGTCATTTGAGAAATCCTCCTATTTCGTTTATACTGGAGTGTTGGCAGTGCTCTGGACGGTCTTTTTTTCCCGGCAATCGCAATGTTCGCCGGGGTCAAGGTTTGCCCCGCAATAAGGGCAGGTATGATAGTAGCTCATAATCCATCCCTCTTTATAGCAGTAAACGCAATCAGTCCATCATTGTATGCGATAAACGCGAAAGGATTTTTTTTTACGAATGAAAAATATTTTAGTAATTGCCGGTCACGGTGGAACGCCATACGATCCCGGCGCTTGCGGCTGCGGGCAGAAGGAAGCCGTCCTAACAAGGGAACTCGCTAAACTCGCACAGGCGGAATTACAGAAAATTTCCGGCGTAAAAGCAGCGTTGTACGATACCAATAACGACGCTTATAAAATTCTTAAAAACGGCGGCACACTCCCGCTGTCCGGTATTGATTATGTACTGGAGATTCATTTTAACGCGGCGGCGAACGACGAACACGGAAACGGCAAAACCACGGGCGCCGAGGTTCTCGTACATACCTCGGAAAGCGGCGTTACCGTCGAAGAAGCTATTTGCAAGAAAATTTCTGCTTTAGGTTTCGCCAACCGCGGCGTGAAAAAGCGCTCTAATCTGCTTGTCATGAACACCGTGAAAAAGAAATACGGTATCAGTCACGCGCTGATAGAAACCTGTTTTATCGACGACGCCGACGACATGAAGTTATATTTATCCAAAAAGACGCAAGTCGCTCAGGCTATCGCGCAAGGCGTGGCGGAGGGGTTCGGGCTGAATTATAAGGCGGCAACTCCACCAGCGCAAAACACGGCGCAAACGCCTACCAAACCAGCGCAAACGCCAGGCTTAAAAGAGCAATTTGACGGCTTCTATAATCTAATTAACCCGCTCTATACCAGTCTGGCGCAAGTTCCCGCATATTGGAGAGAAGAAGTATTCTCCATGATGAAAAGCGGCGCGATAAAAGGAGACGGAAAAAATGAAATTTCTATCCGAAAAGAATCATTGCAATCGGCGGTGATCGCGTACAGGACGATGGCAAATGAAAATAAAAAAATATGACGCCATGCTTGCGGCGACGTTCTTGACCACTCTCTTTTATTCCGCGACCTATCCGTATATTCACAAAGAAATTATGACGGTCGTGTCTGATAATCTGATCTCCGTCGTTCAAATTATAAACTGTCTCAGCGTTATCATATACGGCGGCGTATGGAATAAGTTTTCAGATAAACTTTTTCAATTTTATCCGCTGTTTTGTATCGGCGAGACGGTTTTCGGTATCGCCTCCACGTGCTTCGCGATATATACTAAAAATATCGCCGCATACTATATCGTTGACACGCTGATTTTCGCGATAGTTACGCGAAATATCTGTTGCGGCGGCGTAAAATTAAGGTCGATTCGATATAAAACGGAACGCGAAAGGGAACGCTTCGACAACAATAATAATTCCGCTTCGGCACTCGCTACCATCGTCGGTTCTATTATTGCGATATCTTTAAATCTGGATTTTTCGGTTATGTTAAGCGTCGCGACATTCGGAAACGCAATAGATAATATTTTTTATCTACGAATTTATAAAGACAGCGCAAATCATCAAATGCAAAATTTAAAATAACTTTAATATGAAGAGAGGTGGCGATGGTGGCTAAAGGAAAATTTGAATACTGGTTGACTAAGGACGGTCTGACACTGATTTCCGGATGGGCGCGTGACGGTCTTATCGATGAACAGATTGCGCACAATATGGGAATAGCCACCGGGACGCTTTATGAATGGAAAAAGAAATTTCCTGAGATTGCTGACGCCCTAAAAACGGGAAAAGAAGTTGTTGACTATCAGGTGGAAAACGCCCTTTTGGATAAAGCTCTGGACGGCGACACTACCGCGCAAATCTTTTGGTTAAAAAACCGTCGACCGGACAAGTGGCGCGATAAACCGGTAGATAACAAGCAACAAACCGCCGTGGAGGATTTAACCGCGCTGGCAGAAAAGTTAAAGGTGGACGAATGATTTTAACACAGACGATACCGTGGAGCGCTTTCAGCGATAAGCATAAACACTACATCCACAATGCTTTGAAAAGCCGTATTTGTGTAGCGGAGGGCGCAATCCGTTCAGGAAAGACAATAGACCACTGTATTATTGCCGCCGCTCATTTGGAGCTGTGCAGGGATAAAATTCATCTTGCGTCCGGCTCAACAATCGGCAACGCGAAACTTAATATTGGCGTGTGTAACGGGTTTGGACTGGAAGCGCTGTTCCGTGGTCGCTGCAAGTGGGGGAAGTACAGAGATAACGAAGCGCTTTTTATTTACACACAGACAGGCGAAAAGATAGTCGTGTTTGCAGGCGGCGGTAAGGCTGATAGTTATAAGCGTATTTTAGGAAACTCATATGGTTTGTGGATTGCCACCGAAATTAACGAACATTATGACAGCGACGATAGCCGCGAATCATTCATTAAAGTAGCGTTTGGACGACAGGCGGCAGCCCTTGACCCGCTCGTGCTGTGGGACTTGAATCCCTGCAACCCGAACCATCGTATTTATAGTGATTATATAGACCATTATGCCGAAACAAATCTCGCTGGATATCTGTATGAGCATTTTACTATTGATGATAATCTGTCTATCAGCGACAAGCGGCGGGAAGAAATCAAAGCCCAATACGACCCGTCAAGCGTCTGGTACAAACGGGACATTCTTGGGCAACGATGCGTAGCGGAGGGACTAATTTACCAATATTTTGCCGACCATACAGAAGAATTTTTAATTGATAATCCGGTAATGTGGTGCAAAGAGAAAAGCAAGCGATTTTATAAAATCATGCTGGGCGTGGATTTTGGCGGCACAAAGTCTCACACAGCGTTTAAAGCAGTTGGGATAACTTACGACTGGCGTGTAGTCGTGTTGGATGAGGAACATATCGACAGCGCAAGCCTTGATCCAGAAAAACTGTCTAACAGGTTTTGCGAGTTTGTAGAGCGCGTACAAAATACTTATGGAGAATCTCAGACCCGCGCCGACAATGAGGAATCCGTGCTCATTCGCGGATTACAGAATGCAGTTAAGAAAAAAAGGCTGCAAACAACAGTTCTAAACGCGAAAAAAATGCCCATTCACGACCGTATCAGACTGACTATTCTTTTAATGGCGCAAAAACGGCTGTTCATCGCCCGGAAATGCGAGCATATGATAGACGCTTTTCAAACCGCTGTCTATGACCCGAAAAGCTATGACGATGTGCGGCTGGACAATGGAACAAGCGATATTGATTCACTGGATGCTTTTGAATATGCTATAGAAATCTGGTATCAGAAGTTAATTAAGGTGACTCAGACACCAGCCGATTATCATTTTTTGGATGGGGGAGATTTAAGATGAATAACGCGTATGAAAAATATCTACAGTCTCCGCATTGGAAAGCTATAAGAGCTGCAAGAATATCTATAGACCATGGTGAATGTCAATTATGCGGTGCAAAGTCAGATTTGTGTGTTCATCATAAAAGCTATAGCGATATGGATGATATCAATAATTTAGTAACTTTATGTAAGAAATGTCATGCCGATATTCACAAATTTGCAAAGATTGTAATACAAAGTAGTGAAAACGGAAAACTCAAAGCATGCATGGATGAATATGATAAGGTTATGGCTGAAATTGTTGATTCGTTTGTAATAAGACGGGAAAAGACCTTAAATCTACAAGGTGATGCAATATTTATGACTTGTGGCAAACATGAGAGAATGAATAAATATATAAAGGCGCTATTTACATGGCATCCATACGGAGAACTCATTGGATATAGACATAAGCGTAATTGTGGAATAAGTTTTACACGATATAACATAATGAGACTTGCGAAAAAACGGAAAACACGAAAAAATGCAAAGCAGCAGGGGGTGAGCAGCCGAAATGAAGACCTATCAAGACCTTCTGGATTGTGGGGATGATGAGGAAAAACGCATTGATTTTATTCAATCGACAATCGCCGACCATAAGGCGAGCGCTCTCTATAAGACCGCCGTTGACGCGCAATTATATTACGATGGCGAAAATCCAACTATCAATAGATACGAAAAAATAATCTATGATTTGCAGGGCAGAGCGTACAAAAATATGTATACTGCCAATCACAAAATTGCCAGTAAGTTTTTTGGTATCGTAGTAGACCAGGAATGGAGTTATCTGTTAGGCAATGGAATCAATTTTAAAGACCAGTCAACAAAAGAAAGGCTGGGAAAAGATTTTGACCGGCAAGTACAGTTTGCTGGAGAATATGCTCTCATTGGCGGCGCGGCGTTTGGATTTTGGAATCTGGATCATCTGGAAGTATTCAAAATTACCGAATTTGTCCCATTAGAAGATGAAGAAAACGGCGCGCTTTCCGCTGGTATTCGCTTCTGGCAGATTGCAGACAATAAACCCATGCGTTGTACGCTTTACGAACCGGACGGGTTTACAGAGTATATAAAACCCGATTATGAGGAAATGCAGGAGTTTATTGCGAAACGTCCTTATGTTATCCATGTAACGGAATCAGCGGCGAAAAAAACAAAAATTTATCAGGGGGAGAATTATCCGACCTTTCCAATTGTTCCGTTAAAAAATAATGATCGTTGCAAATCTGAATTGATTGGCAGACGAAACACAATAGACGCGCTTGACCTTGCCTGTTCCAACATGGTCAACAATGTAGACGAAGGAAATTTAATTTATTGGGCTCTGACAAATTGCGGCGGTATGGACGAAGAGGACGCGCTTAAATTCATTCAACGTGTGATAACTACTCATATTGCATGGACGGACGGCACGGAGGACGGATCAAAGGCGGAGCCGCATACCATTGAAGCGCCATTCCAGGGAACGCAAACTACTATAGATATGTTGGAGAAAAAGTTATACACTGATTTCATGGCGTTCGATGAACACGCCGTACAGGCAGGAAACCAGACGGCAACCGCTATCAAAGCTAGTTATGTGCCGTTAGATTTGAAAGTCGATAAGTTTGAACGGCAAGTTACTGGATTTATCAGCGGAATTTTGAAGTTGGCTGGTATAAACGACGAACCAACATACACCCGTAATCAGATTATCAATAAACAAGAGGAAATGCAAACCGTTCTAATGGCGGCGCAGTATCTTGATGAGGAATATATTACCCGCAAGACTTTGACTATTCTTGGCGACGGCGATATGGCGGATGAAATTCTAAAACGTCGTGCAGCGGAGGATTTAGACCGGTTTGACGACAGAACAGAAGAAAACGGACAGAGCGTTGGCGATACAGGAAGTGAAGAACAATGATACTCAAAGTTGCTTATAAAGGATATCATGCCGTCTCTTATGTCTGGAACAAGGTTAACCGATTCTTTCAATGGGTGGGTACAATATGAAACCTGACCTTGCTCACCGTCTCACCGACAAAGAACTTGCCGCTCTTGAAAGGCGTATTGCCGCCGAATACCGCAAAGCCGCTAAAGAAATGCAAGAGAAGATTGACGACTACTTTGAGAAGTTCAAAGAGCGGGACGAACAAACAAAGGCGTTGATTGGTACAATCGTAAACGGCAAGGAATACACCGAAAACGACTATAAACTGTGGCGGCTTGCCCAGATTGGACGCGGCAGGCGGTTTGAAGCCCTGCGGGATCGTCTCGCTGAACGTATGACGAAAGCCAATGAAATAGCGGCGGCATATATGAACGATGTTTCTCCCGGCATTTACTCTCTCAACCGCAATTATGCCGCTTACACCATTGAGATGCAAGTCGGTTCTAATGTGGGGTTTGATTTATGGGATGAGCAGACAGTGCGCCGTCTCATTGTGGAACAATCTGACTTAATGCCGTATTACCCGCCTAAACGCGCAGTAAAACGAGGCATTGATTTAGCATGGGGCAAAAAACAGATTACCGCACAGGTTACAACCGGTATTCTTCAAGGAGAAAGCATTAAACATCTATCGGACAGGCTTCAAACGAATATTCCGGATATGAACCGCAAAAGCGCCATCCGGGCGGCGCGTACCGCTGTAACAGGCGCGCAAAACGGCGGGCGTATGGATAGTTATGTTGCGGCGGAAAAGATGGGCATTGAAATGCAGCGCGTTTGGGTCGCTACATTAGACAAGCGGACACGACATGCTCATGCTGAAACAGATGGTCAAATAGTCGGCGTAAATGAACCGTTTGAAGTTGGCGGTGAAAAACTAATGTTTCCCGGCGATCATTCCGGAAAAGGATGGAATATTTATAATTGTCGCTGCACGCAGATTGTAAAAATCAAAGGCATAGACATGAGTAATGCAAAAAGACGCGCTAAAGACCTTGTAACGGGCGAGACCGAGATTATCGAAAATATGACCTATATGGAATGGCTTAAAATGAAAGAGAAACAGCATGGAAAAGAAGCGGTTGACTCCGCCTTAAAGAAGAGGTGATTAAAATGAACGCCGTTGATGTTGAGATAATTGATAACAGCAGTTTAGTCAGGGAAGAATTAGAATCCGCCGTATTACGGGCGCTGACAAAGTGCGGATTAACGGCAGAAGGTTATGCTAAAATGCTGTGTACTGTAGACACCGGACTTTTACGAAACAGCATAACATACGCATTAAGCGGACAGCCGCCAGCGATTTTCTCATACACTGCTGACAGGGCAGATAAATCAGGGAAAAAGAAAAAGGGAACGTACTCAGGGACAGCTCCAAACGCTTCAGGCAATGAAATGTCTGTTTATATCGGGTCTAATGTTTCTTACTCGAGTTTCGTTGAATGCGGCACGGGTCAACACTACGTTGGCGGCAGACCGACAAGATGGACATATGCAGACGAACACGGGAACCAGCATATCACAGGAGGAAATGTGGCGCAACCGTTCTTAAAACCTGCGATTGCCGATCATATAGAAGAATATAAAAACATCATAAAACAGGAGTTAACAGGCGGATGAATCAAGAAACTATCAAGACCATAGAGGACATTATAAAGCGCGGCAATGACGCCAAAGTCAGACGAAAAGGAAAAGGTTACGTTGTTGTAGAAGTGAAGGAAACAATCAAATACAGCCCTCCGTTAATTGGGACGGAGGAAGGGCAATAGGAGCCAGCTACCGAGGAACCGGCTCAAAGAAAGGATGAACACAATTGGCATTTACACGTGAATTTATTCGGAGCGCCGCAAAGGAAAGCGGCGTGGAGATTCCAAAAGAACTGGAGGATACTCTCATTCAGGAACACATTTCTGCAAGAGACGCTTACGCCGGCGAACAGGTGAAAACCGCTCTTGCTGAGAATCAACCGGAACCCGCTCCAAAAGTAAAAGACACGCCGGAATATAAAGCCTTGAAAAAAGAATTTGACGATTATAAAACCGGCGTATCAGAGAAGGAAACCAAAGCGGCTAAAGAATCCGCCGCACGAGCTTACTATCAAGAGAAGGGCGTTACCGGCAGCGCGTTGGATATTGCCATGCGTGGCAGCGGGGAAGAAATTGCCGCTCTTGAAATCGGAGAAGACGGAAAAGTAAAGGATTTCAAGGCGCTGGATGGTTTGATTGCAGGAACGTTTAAAGACCTGATATCTACCACCACCACAATTGGCGCTCCAACCTCAACGCCTCCCGCAAACACTGGCGGCGGCATAACGAAAAAAGACATTTACAAGAAGGATGAAAAAGGTCGCTATATCATGGACGCGACCGAACGACAAAACGCTCTGATAAAAATGATGAGCGAAGCGCAAACCTAAGAAAGGAAGAACAATTATGCCTGCAAGAGCAAATTTGACCACGCAAGCGCAATTTACCGTTTCTGCCCGCGAGGTAGATTTTGTAACGCGTTTTAGCGACAACTGGGACGCGCTTCGTACTATTATGGGTATTATGCGCCCCATTCGTAAAACGCCGGGCACCAAACTGGTTTCCTATAAAGCCAGCGTAGACGGTACGTTAAACGGCGGAACCAGCGTAGGCGAAGGCGAGGAAATCCCGTTTACGAAGCTTAAAGTAGAACCCGTAGCCTATGGAGATATTGAAATTGCCAAGCACGCGAGAAGCGTTTCTATTGAAGCGGTAAACAAGTACGGCGCGGAAATCGCCGTACAGCGCACAGACACAGCTTTCTTAAACGCCATTCAAAGCGCGATTCTTGCGGATTTTTATACGTTCTTAAAAACCGGCGCTCTGGCGGTATCTGAAACCAGTTGGCAGCGCGGTCTCGCAATGGCGAAAGCCGCCGTTTTAGATAAATTTGCCGGTATGGACAAAGATGTAACGGAAGTTGTGGCGTTCGCAAATATTATGGACGCTTACGATTACTTGGGAGACAAAGATATTTCCGTTCAAACCGCTTTCGGTCTGAATTACATTCAGGATTTTTTAGGTTATCGGACGGTCTTTCTGCTGCCAGCAAAGTATATCGCCCGCGGACAGATTATTGCCCTTCCGATAGAAAATATTGATCTCTATTATATTGACCCGAGCGACAGCGATTTTGCCAAGCTTGGACTGCAATTCACGGTAGAGGGACAAACAAATCTGATCGGCGTACATGTGGAAGGCGATTACAGCCGCGTAACAGGCGATATGTTCGCCATTTACGGCATGAAGCTGTGGGCGGAATATCTGGACGGTATTGCAATAGTCACAGTGAGCAAGCCGTCCGGAGCTTCACAGCAATCTACAGAAACAATTACTGGCGGAAAAGGATAATATCAAATGTTGGAACAGGTTTTACAGGAGATACACAATTGGTTTCAGACGGACATTTACCGTGATGAATATACGATACAGGATGGCGGTATTACGCTTCCTTTCCTGCAAGACGGTCAGTATTTCCGTATCGTAGGGAGCGTGTTTAACGATGGTCTTCATCTCTATAGCTCGGAAATGGAAGGCTTGACGGATGAAATCTTTGAAGGCGCCATATGGGCGATGGCGGTACCGAAAGCAGTTATAGAACTTTCTGAGGATATTGCCGCATGGCAGGAGAAGTACGGAGCGGTTATTGACAGTCCATACACAAGCGAAAGTTTTGGCGGCTACAGCTATAGTAAATCCAGCGGCGCGGGAGATGGCACAGGCTCAGGCGGCTGGCAATCGGCATTTCGGGCACGGCTGAAACCATACAGAAAACTGAGGGAGATTTAATAATGAGCCTTTTACAAGAATCCATGGAACCTTGTCAACTGATTGAGAAAAAGCGCGTCCCAGACGGCGAGGGCGGTTTTATCGTTAGTTGGACGGACGGCGCGGAGTTTAACGCCGCTGTCGTTTGCGATAATTCCATGCAGGCGCGGACGGCGGAAAAACAGGGCGTTACCAGCCTGTACACCGTTACTTGTGATCCAAATGCAAAATTAGAATATCACGACGTCTTTCGCCGTTTGTCGGACGGAAAGATTTTCCGCGTAACAAGCGATGGGGACGACGTGCGGACGCCGCCTAGAGCTACGTTCCAATTTTCTCAGGTAACAGCGGAAGAATTTACATTGCCAACGGGGTGAGCGCATGACAAAAGCAGCCGCTCTGCATCAGTTTTTTTCCTCGTTCGGCATGACGACCTACACGGCTGCCGGCGTTCCAGAAGACGCAATCCTTCCATATCTGACCTATGAACTCATCGTTGACGCATGGGACGGCGGTCCGGTGGGGCTGACCGTCAACCTGTGGTTTTACACTGAAAGCGAAGCGATCCCAAACGCCAAAGCAGATGAAATATCAAAGAAAATAGGGATGGGCGGCGTAATGCTTCCTTGTGAAGGCGGATATATCTGGGTCAAGCGCGGATCTCCATGGTGTCAGAGTTTGAGTGATGAAACATCTGAAATGATTAAACGACGCTATCTCAATGTAACAGTAGAATATCTAACCGAAAATTAAGGAGGTTTACTATTATGGGAGTGTTTACACGAATTCCAGCCGATACTTTTAATCAGATTCAATTTAACGCGGGCGTATTGCTCTCCAAATTCGATATAAACAACCCGGAATCTGTAACGGATGAAGACATTATCTGCCCGACTACCGGCGGCATTACGGCGGCGTGCGAGCCTACTTTTTCCGATATGGGGGAGGACGTGGACAATTGCCCGGCGAATTTGCTGGAACTAAAAATGATTGAAAGCTATGATTGTCGTCTTGAGTTTACCAGTTTGGGCACGTCTCCTAAATCTATCCGACTTGCTTTAGGCGCGGCGGATATAGACACTAACAACCCGACGCATATCATACCGCGCCGAGACCTTAAAGTTACGGATGCGAACGATATTTGGTGGGTTGGCGATAGAGCGGACGGCGGTTTTGTAGCGGTTTGTGTGAAAAATGCTCTTTCAACGGGCGGCTTTTCATTAAAAACAGAAAAAAACGGCAAGGGCAACATTGACGTCACTTTAACAGGGCATACGACGGTAGCGACGCAAGACGTAGTGCCCATGGAGTTTTGGAGCGTTAGCGGGGTAGCGGCATAATGAAACTATCAGAAATTAAAGGCGTTCGGGTATTTGACGTTATCGCCGATATTATAGACCCGATAGCTAATATTGCAGAAGACGAAGAAGTAAAACAGCTTTTCAAGAAAGAGACTTTACCAGAAGGGGAAAAACGCGATCATTACGTGTTGCAGCGGCTGCGAAAAGCGATTCCTTGCTTTCTGAAAAAGCATAAAGCCGACATTATCGCTATTCTTGCAGCGATAGAAGGGGAAGAAATTGACGACTACGCCGCGCAACTATCCTTTGAAAAGTTGTTTATTGATTGCGCGGGATTGATACAAGACAAGGCTTTTTTTGATTTTTTTCTCTCTCTAGTAAGCCAGATGGACGGGAATTTCTCTGGCTAGAATACGGACGCGTTTCACCGTCTTGTAATAGCCTCTATGGCTTTGCGCGATATGTGAAATCGGCGTATAACGCAAGTTTAGAAGATTATTCATGGCGCGTTTATATGGCTGAAACTTTACGTTTAACGTGTGAAAATACTGCTATATCTGTTTCTGTATTCGGCGGAGGAGGGACATATATGCCTATGAAATGGCGCGATGTTATCGACGACGAACCAGAAGAAACGTTAACGCCGGATGAAATAAAGAAGAATATGTTGCAAAAGTTACATGCTCTGGGTGGTGATTAGAAAATGGATATTTTTACGTTGGGCGCTTCTATATTTCTCAATACAGAGGAGTATGAACGAGGATTAAATAACGTAAAAAAATCAAACGCTGAATATAAGTCAGACGTAATGCAACTGGCGAACACTTATAAAAGTCAGGGCATGAATATGTCTGACGCAATGAAAAAAGCGTATGCTGAGATAGATAAAAGTCAATATGATCTTTCTTCTCATTCAGAGACGGAATCAACAAGTTTTTTCAGTAACTGGGGAGACGCCGCTAAAAAAGTGGTCGCTGCGTTCGGTTCTATTACGGCAGGCGTTACGGCTTTAAAAAAAGCTGTAGAGTTAGTAAAACAATCCTTTGAAAGTTATGCAAATTTTGAACAGCTTGTCGGCGGTGTTGAAACTTTATTTAAAGATAGCGCCGATTCTGTTGTAGCATACGCACAGGAAGCCTATAAAACAGCTGGCATGTCTGCTAATGAATATATGGAGACTGTTACGGGCTTTGCGGCTAGTTTGATTCAAAGTACCGGACGTGGGGCGCAACAAGATGTTGAGCAATTAAAAGCGTCGCTAGACGAGGAATATGAAGCGACCAAACAATACCTACAGGATGTTTTAGACGCCGAAAAAGACTCATGGGACGCAAAATTATCTCATGCAAAAAAATATGACGAATATATGGTCGCTGAGTACCAGCATCAAAAAGACGATGCTTTAAAAGTGATAAAACGGGCTAATGAAGACGAGCTAAAAGAATTAAAAGCGCATCATGAACAGTTAATTGCTGAAGCTGAAGCCGCTAATAACGTTAGCGTCACATCGGCGGATAGTTTGCAAGCATCTGCTGAAGTAGCTAATCAAGCTGTCATTGATATGTCAGATAACGCCGCGAAGATGGGCACAGATATCGCGTCTATTCAAAATGCGTACCAAGGTTTTGCAAAGCAAAATTATACCATGTTAGATAACTTAAAGCTCGGTAGACAGCACCATTGCCGAGCAGAATAAACCTCGTGAAAACGGTGAAACTCTAAACAATTAACAATTTAAGTTGTAGATAATACCGTGCGAAGTGCGAAATTGTACTTTTGTTCTTTCTATATATATGATATAATAAAAATGTCAAATACGTGGAAGGAGCGATATCAATGACTTGGAAAAAAATCAAACGATGCGAAAACTATTCTATCAATGAGCTTGGAGAGGTTCGTAACGACAAAACAGGGAAGATTAAGAAACCGTTCGTCAATAAAGCAAACGGATATTTAACAGTTGACCTATGGAAAGACAATCAGCCGATAAAAGTCACGATTCATCGATTGTTGGCGGAAGCATTTATTCCAAATCCAGACGGAAAATTGACAGTTGACCACAAGGACGGGAATAGGCTGAACAATAGTCTTGAAAATCTACGGTGGGCAACTTACGCCGAACAAAATTCAAGGTTTGGCTCTATTGGCGTTAGGAGTGAACATATAAAAGTTACGCATTACGCCGAACAGAGAAAAAAGCGCGGTGGCGGTCATGAGGCGTGGCTTGATGCTGATGATATTATGTATTTTGATAGAATAACCGATGCGGCAAATTATTTTGGTTTGACAATCGGCTCAATATCTCTTTTGTTGAAAAGCGGCACTATTGGGCGTCGTGGAAAAACGAGGGGATATAAGTTTGAATATGTAAACGGGGAAAGAATTACAATTTCGTGAACGTGTAACGACTATCGAAACGGCAGGCATTTACCTGGAACGGAGTAGAGTACGCCCAAGCGGGCGGAAGCGCGAGGGGCGCAAAAGCGCCAAGAGATAGTCTGAACTGTATGGAAACATATAGCAGCCGAAAGGCGGTTACGGATTAGCGACCCGTAACGAACATTTTGTATGGCGGTACTAAGGAAGAAATGGAACGCTTGCTTGCAGACGCTGAAAAGTTATCAGGCATAAAGTATGATATTTCTTCTTTTAATGATATCGCAAAAGCAATTCACGTAGTACAAGAAGAAATGGGGATTGCGGGCACAACAGCTAAAGAAGCGGCTTCTACTATCGAGGGTAGTATTAACTCGATGAAAGCGGCGTGGGAAAATCTTATGGCAGGTTTAGGCGATGAAAGCGCTGATTATGATGCGCTTATGTTTGAGCTTGCTGATAGTATTAACACCGTGTTAGAAAATGCTGTTCCGCGTATTATCCAGATTATTAAAGGACTATTGATTATTTTAGGAAAGCTTATTGTTGACGGCGTTAAAGGATGGGGCTTGTTAATTGGCGACGCGATACAAGGCGCTTTCGCAGGTTTTGACACGTGGGTTCAAAGCATTTACCCTAAAATTGACGGGTTTGGTTCTGTCGTAACGGAAAAGTTTAGAACCGCATGGGACGCGGCTAATACGACGACACAAAACGCTCTTATCGCGATGGGTCAAGCGTTTGAAAACGGCACGCAAGGTTTTCAGCAAAAAGGAAAGGCTATTGTAGACGCGATTAACAACGGAATTGAATCCGGCGCGGAATTTGTAAGAACGACGGGGGCTAATGTCGTTACAAACGTTGTCGATGGCGTGCAAAGCGGAATACAATTTGTGCGCGACGCAGGCGCGAGTTTTGTAACAAACATTGTTCAAGGCGCAAAAAGCGGAATACAATTTGTGCGCGAAACAGGTTCGTCTTTTATTACAAACGTTGTTGATGGAGTACAAAGCAGAATACAAAGTATTCACGATGTCGGCGTTTCGTTCATAACCAATGTAGTCGGCGGTATTCGAGAAAGCGCGATAAATTTGTTTAACGCCGCCGTATCTTTGCCCGGAAAGGTTATAGACGGTATAAAACAAGGCATAGACGATCTTATCCAAATCGGTAAAGATATGATTGACGGTATTTGGCAAGGTATTCAAGACGGTATAGATTATATTATTGATAATATAACCGCGCCGATTCAGGATATCGTCGATAAAGTTAAAGACGTTCTTGGCATTCACTCTCCCTCTACTGTTTTCGCTGAAATTGGTGAAAATTTAGCGCAAGGGCTGGAAAACGGATGGAACTCATCTATAGCCAATGTTACTAAAAACATGAAAAAAGATGTAGTGCACCTTACAAGTGTAGCACACGAACTTGAAATGCGTAAGCAAGCACGCTCAAGAGCTAATATGTCGTGGGAAGAAAGACTACGGCAAGAGAGAGAACGAATTGACGCAAATTATATAAGAGCAGTAGAAACAGAAAAAGCGATAGAAGAAATGCGGAAAATAAAACCTACAAAAAGTGCGTATGATCTCTGGGTAGGCGGTAATCCAATCGAATGGGAAGATGATGGAAAGTGGAAAGTCTGGGAAGAATATAAGGCGCAAAAAGCGGAGAAAGCGGCGAACAATTCAGCGACAACTACCGCAACCAGCGGCGTTAATAGAACGGCGAATACTACCGGCTCTACCGCGTCTACACAGCAACCGTTAGATATTTACCTCCAACTCGACGGCATGACGCTCGCGCGATATTTACTCAGATATAACGAGCAAGCCGCAAGATTAACAGGCGGCTCTTTAATAGGTGTTGTAAATGGCTAGAACATTAAAAGTAAACGGCTATAATTTTACCAATACTATTACGCCGTGGGGCTATTCTATCTCGCATAATAAGATACAAGGCGGCAATCAAGGCACTATGAAAGACGGTTCTTTTGTCGACGACGTATTAGCCTATAAAGCGGTTATTACCGCGAGTTGTATGCCCCTTACGCAAAGCGAGCTGGAACACGTTTACGAAATCTTATATCAGTATGAATATCCTCGGGTCGAATTTTACGATCCAAAAGCGAAAGGTTATGTTGTAAAAGAGTGCTTGTTTTCCGTATCGCCGTCCGTTGAGCGCGGGCGCGGCGCGGACGGTCAAATACGCTGGATAGGAACGGAGCTGAGTTTTACAGAACGATGAGCGTTAACAAAATAGTTGTAAACGGCAAAGAATTTTCTGATATTACTCGCCATAATAACGATCCCGGTATGACAATATTTAATTGTAATTTATTTATATCTAATTCGCTGTTAGGCGATGAATTAAGTATTGACACGCTAAACGCGCAATTAAATTGCAGCGGTTACGCGTATACGTATTTCCGCCCGAAAGGTTCCAGTTGTTTAGTAACGCAAGACAAGCGGCTCTTTTGCGTGCGTCCGCGCATAGTTATTTTAGCAGAAGATCCCACGCAGTACGCTTACGGGCAAAAAGTGCAATATTATAGGGATAATGTGTTAATCGCTACTTTTTATATGTCCTCTGTAAAGCGAGTAGGGAAATATATTTTCGCTGTCTCTTGCACTTCGGCAATAGGGCTTCTGGATAATGATTTACATTATGGCGGCGTATATACGGGACAGTATTTTTATCAAGTTCTCTCCGATATTATTGGCAATAAAGTCGAGTACGGATGGGATCCGATTCTCACAAATATGCGCGTTTACGGTTGGCTGCCCGTCGCGACGCGTCGAGAAAATTTACAGCAATTATTATTTGCCGAAGGCGGAACAGCGCAGGACACGGCGGACGGCAGGCTATATTTTAAGGCTTTACAAACTGGGGCGGCGAGTAATATAGCGAATTCCCGTATATTTGCAGGGGGTTCTATTGAGTATTCGGGCGGCGTGACAAAAGTATCCGTTACAGAGCATACTTATACCGCCTTTTTCTCCGATGAAGAAAAGACACTTTTTGAGGGAAATATCGTAGCGGAATCCCTTACAACCCCGAAAGGACAGGCGGCGCAAGGCATACTTGTTACTTTTAACGAGCCTATACACGATTTGAAATCTATAGGCGCGGCTATAGTAGAAAGCGGCGCAAATTACGCGGTGTTAGGCAGCGGAATTAGTTGCGTTCTCACGGGAAAGCCTTACACGCATTCTACTAGAATTGTAACCCGCCCGGATACTTTAACAACACGCGCGTTGACAAGCGTAACAGATAATACGGCGGTCGTAGACAAGGCAACGCTTGTTAATCTGGTAAATGTCGAGAGCGTAGCTGAACGAGTATACGCCTATTATAAAGCGTCGAGAACAATAAATTCTAATATCATTGTCGGCTCTGAACGTCCGGGAAGCTATGTGTCTTTGTACGATCCTTTTGACGACTTTGCCGCAGGTTTTGTGCAGAGTATGGACGTGAATATTAGCCAAACGTTAAAAGCCAACACAAAAATAGTAGCAGATTATAACCCGCCTTTGCCTGGAGATTACTACTCTAATGTTACTGTTTTAACCAACAATCAAATTTGGTATGTTCCCAGCGGCTGTAAAGGGCGAATTCGCGTAATAATCGGCGGCGGCGGTCAAGGCGGTTGCTCCGGCTATCAAGGCGGCGCGGGAGAAGTAGTAAATAAAATAGATGGACCCGCAGGATCGTATTTTGTACCGGGCACGGCAAAAGGTTACGGGTTAGGAATTGCAGGAGACGGCGGCGCGGGTGGAGACGGCGGCGCGGGCGGTAAAATACTACAGCTTACGCTTGCCGTAGTTCCCGGACAATCTTTTCCCGTTACTATAGGCGCAGGCGGCGCGGGCGGACGATATGGAAGCAACACGCCGGGAAGTTTGGGAGGAAATACTCTATTTGGTTCGTATTCTTCAGCAAATGGGGAAATTTCCACAGTAGGCTATATAGAGCAAATATCGCAGATTCTATATTCTAGTCCTGGCGCGTCCGGTATTGCGGGCGGCAAAGGCGCAGGCGGGATTGGCGCGTCCGTTGATTGGGAAACTTGTAATCAGATTTTAGACGGCGCGGCTGTAATAGACGAGGATGGAAACATTTGGACTTGCGGAGACACTCAACGACAAAACGACAATACCATAAAACGAACGTCGGAACGAGTTGTAGCTGATAATCAAACGGCGGATTTAGAAGGCGGCTACGCTATCGCTGTAGCGTCGTACGCTCTTGGCGGCGGCGCGGCGGCTGGTTCAAAGGGCGCAAACGGCGCCGCCACAGGCACGATAGAGGTAAGTAAAGATAAATGGGGATCAAACAATTATATATTAACAACGAAAGCAAACGGCGCGGCTGGAACAAACGGCGCAAATGCAACCAAGACGCCTCGAAAGCAAACTATACGCGGAGCAGGCGGGCGCGGCGGATATGGCGGCGGCGGCGCGGGCGGACACGGCATGGCTTTAACTGTCGCAGTTAGCGGATACGCAACTTCTTCTATAGAGGAAGAACAAAAAGGCGGCGTTTTAGGAATCGGCGGTCAAGGCGGACCGGGCGGCGACGGCGGCGACGGATATGTTATTATCTATTGGTAAGGGGGGATAGCGTGGCAATTCTAGATAATCCCTATGACAGCATATGGAAAGGCAAACAGATAGACGACGCAATAGGGCGGATTATTAACCTTGAAATTGATCATTTAGCGCAAAGCGCCGCCAACTCTGCAACCCAAGCGGCGCAATCTGCAAACAACGCTAAAAATTCAGCTACGCAGGCGGCGAACTCCGCAAACGCGGCTAGAGATTCAGCTGCGCAGGCGGCGAACTCCGCAAACGCGGCTAGAGATTCAGCTGCGCAGGCGGCGAACTCTGCAAACGCGGCTAGAGATTCAGCTGCGCAGGCGGCGAACTCTGCAAACGCGGCTAGAGATTCAGCTGCGCAGGCGGCGAACTCTGCGACGCAATCCGGCGCTTTTCGGGATGAAGCGACGCAAGCAAGAGACGACGCAAAAATGCACGCGGATAATGCGGAGTATAGCGCGTATACCGCGAAACAATATAGCGGAAAACCGCCGATTATCAAAAATGACACGTGGTGGACATGGGACGCAAGCAAACAAATTTATGTTGACACGCATATTTCTTCACGCGGAAATGTTATGTACGCTACGTTTTGGATTGACGCAAATTCTGGAGATTTATATATGTTTACTGATATTGAGTACGCGGGTCCCACGTTTAGAATTGTCAACGATACGGACTTGGAGGTGGTTTTGACGTATGGCAACTAGCGCTACTTTTTTAGGTCGCGTTTCAATTTGCCCGCGCGGCGGATACGATTCAACAGAAGTTTATCAGCGACTGGACGTTATTACTTATAACGGCGAAAGTTACATAGTGTTAAAAAACGACGTAACGAATATAACGCCTATAAACGACGGCGTGAATTATTTACGCCTTGCAGAAAAAGGAGCGCAAGGTATTCAGGGTATACAAGGCGTTCAAGGCGTTCAGGGTTTGAAAGGCGATAAAGGAGATCCCGGCGATAAAGGTCAGCAAGGTATTCAAGGTATCCCAGGTGTTAAAGGCGATAAAGGAGATCCTGGCGATAAAGGAGACAAAGGAGATAAGGGCGATAAAGGCGATACTGGAGCGCAAGGTATTCAAGGCATACCCGGACCGCAAGGTATTAACGGCGTAGCTGTTGCGGCAGATGGCTTTTACGCTTTTAATGTAGACGATAATGGACATTTATTAATTAGTTATACCGGTACTAACGCGCCTGATTTTGCAATAAATGGCGCCGGGCATCTAACGATTACTTTACCGTAATTAAAATTTAGATCGGTATAATTTGAAGATAAACTATTATATTTAAAATATTTTTTATAGAAAGAAGGTTTACAAATGCCTGTAATTGATTTAGGTCAAGTGGTTGGAGCGCAAGGTCCGCAGGGACTTCAAGGACCACAAGGGGAAAAGGGCGATAAAGGCGATACCGGAGCTCAAGGACCGAAAGGGGATACTGGAGCGCAAGGGTTACAAGGCTTACAGGGAGATCCAGGACCTAAAGGCGATAAGGGTGATACAGGTGAACAAGGCGTACAAGGCGTGCAAGGACCGCAAGGAGAAAAAGGCGAAAAAGGAGAAAAAGGCGATACTGGAGCGCAAGGTCCAAAAGGAGACACGGGAAATACCGGAGCTACCGGACCGCAGGGACCTCAAGGCGAGCCGGGGCTGCAAGGTCCTAAAGGCGAAACAGGCGCGGCGGCAAGCATAAACGGAAAAAATACTATCGATATTGTAGCGGGTACAATGATTGATATTGTTCAATCTGGCACAACCCTTACAATTGATTCAAGGGCTAGCAATCCCAATTTATTAGATAACTGGTATTTCGCCGATCCGATCAATCAACGAGGGCAAACCGTTTACACAGAGAGCGGATATAGCATAGATCGTTGGGTACTACAAGCTGGCGAAAATTCTTCTATAAATGTTAATAGCGATTCCATTACTTTAACAGCT